AAGAGTAATCGGTTAAGGCCGTACAGGGAGGTTCAAGTCCTCCCATCTCTATTGGAGAGAGCCTGCTAAGGCAGATACCTCAATCCGTCTAGACGGTGGGATAGACCACAAAAAATGGCCAAAAAAATTTCAGTACTGAAGAACGTAAACCAATACATTCTATAAAGAAATGGCATACCCCGGATCTTTCGATCATCAATCTAACGTCAACCCTACACAACTCACAAGACAGGGTGCGTTAAACGGCGGTAACGATCCTAGAGCCCTTTATCTTAAACTCTTCTCAGGAGAGATGTTTAAAGGATTCCAGAGAAACGCAATCGCTAGAGACTTAGTGCAGAAGAGAACACTTACATCAGGTAAGTCTATGCAGTTCATCTACACTGGTCGCACAACAGCTGAGTACCACGTACCCGGCCAGAGCATACTTGGTAACGACCAAAAAGCTCCTCCAGTAGCTGAGAAGACAATCACAATAGATGACCTTCTTATCTCCAGTGCTTTCGTCTATGAACTTGACGAGACACTTGCTCACTACGATTTACGTGGTGAAATCTCAAACAAGATCGGCTACGCTCTTGCAGAGAAGTATGACAGACTCATCTTCAGAGCTATCGCAAAGGGTGCTAGAATTGCTAGCCCAGTGTCTATGACAAACTTTGTAGAGCCCGGTGGAACACAGATCCAAGTTGGAGCTGGTTCAGATGCAGACGACGCATACAACTCAACACACTTAATCGCAGCTTTCTATGATGCAGCCGCTGCTCTTGACGAGAAAGGCGTATCTACTGAAGGTAGAGTTGCTGTGTTGAACCCAAGACAGTACTACGAACTTATACAGAACATAGGTTCTAACGGTCTTGTAAACAGAGACGTACAAGGTACAGCTCTACAGAGTGGAAATGGAATCATTGAAATAGCTGGTATCACCATCTACAAGTCAATGAACATACCATTCTTCAGCAAGTATGGTACAAAGTATGCTCCTTCATCAGGTGCTTCTGCTGGTACTGACCTTGCAACTATTGATCCCGGTAACACAGGTGACTTCGTTTCTGTTGCTACAGAAGATGCAAGAGCTTCAGTTTCTGGTATCAACAACAACTATGGTAACGCTACATCATTCGCAAACACATGCGGACTTATCTTCCAAAGAGAAGCTGCTGGTGTTGTAGAAGCTATCGGCCCACAGGTACAGGTAACTTCTGGTGACGTTTCAGTTGTATACCAAGGTGACGTAATCCTTGGAAGACTAGCTATGGGTGCAGACTTCCTAAACCCAGCTGCTTGTGTTGAATTGTTCGCTGGAACAACAACTAAGCCTGCTGCGTTTGGTTCTACATACCCAGCCAACGGCTAATTTTACACTTTATACAGGGGGCTTCGGCCTCCTTTTTTTCTTATGGCTACCACAACTATTGACACCGATACCGAACTATCCGCAGTGAACTCTATACTGGGAGCTATCGGACAAGCACCTCTCACAACTCTCAACTTTGATAACCCAGAGGTGTCATTTATATTTAATTTACTACGTGATGCTAACGTTGATACACAGTCAGAAGGCTGGCATTTCAACACAGAGTATCATGTAAAGTTTACACCAGATGCAAACAAGAAGATTGCAATAGGTGCTGACATACTTTCTATGGACTTACATGATAACCAAGCTCGTAGGCATCATGACCTCATACGTCGTAATGGATTTTTGTATGACAAAACAGACCATACAGATGAGTTTGATGGTGACATAGATCTTGATGTTGTTAGACTATATGTATTTGAAGATCTACCTATTGTATTTAGAAGATACATAATTTACAGAGCATCTAGAATCGCAGCTACACAACTTGTTGCTAACGCAGGCTTAGTAAGATTATTAGGAGTACAGGAGCAGCAGGCAAGAGCTGCCTTACAAGAGTATGAGTGCAACCAAGGCGACCACAGCATGATGGGATTCCCAGAGGGCACAGCATACCAAACATATCAACCATTTAGAAATCTAAGGAGATAATGGCAGGCGTAACACAAACCATTCCACAATACTCATTGGGTATATCAGAGCAGCCTGATAACTTGAAATTTCCCGGTCAGGTTTCAGATTCTATCAATGCTATACCAGATGTAACCAAAGGTCTTTTCAAAAGGCCGGGTGCTAAAAGAATAGGAACCGATGCTCTCACCAGTGTACAGAGTGGAGGTTCGTGGTTTCACTACTTTCGTGACGAAACAGAAGGATCTTATATAGGACAGATAGCAGCTGATGGCCAAGTCAGAGTCTGGCGTTGTAACGATGGACAGCTAATGACTACAGCCTACGGTACAGGCGGCCAAACAGCTATACAAAACTATTTAGCTACAAGTACACCAGAAAATCTACAGACACTTACAATCAATGATACCACCTTTGTTACTAATCGTGATACTACTAATGCTAACACTCTCGTTGGGACAACGGGAACTACAGATGCTACACCAGATGCTCACTTCGCTTTCATAGAGTTACTACGTACAGAAAACGGTAGGCAGTATGGACTAAACATATCAAACAATACTACGACACAAACTCTTGATCGTGCTACACGTATTGAAATACAGAGTGATGATCTTGACGAAACAGATGGCACAGGTCATTGTCCCGGTATAGGTACACAAGTATTTAGTATAGATTCTGGTACTAAAACAAATTTAATATTTAGACTTAATGTTCTTGGGCAACAAGGTGTAAGTCCTAATTATAGTGCTAACCAAAACGGTGCTGGTGGGCAAAACTACAGATGTAGTTATAATAGAGAAGCTGTACTTCTACATGGCGGTGAGGGCTATGTTACAAACGATACAGTTACAGCTACACTTACAGCAGCCGCAGGCGGCGCAGATACTAACGGTAATGGTACACCAGATGCCGCTGCTACATATACTATCAAAGTGGTAGATCACGAAAGAACAACTGTACAAGCTAATTTAGGTCTTATTAGACCAGCTCCTACACCGTTTGATGCGCAGACTGCTGTTACTGCCGATGCTATTTTGGGCAGTCTAAAAGCAGAGATAGATGCTATATCAGGTATCAGTGCTAAGATTATCGGTTCTGGTATGTATCTATCAAGTGCTAACGCATTTAACGTAGAAGTTGTAGAAGAAGATCTTATGCGAGTTATGCAGAGTTCTGTTAACGATGTAACAAACTTACCAACCCAGTGTAAGCATGGTTATATAGTTAAGATTTCTAACTCTCGAATGGCAGATGAAGATGACTACTATGTACGTTTTGATGGAGAGAACAATCAAGACGGTTCCGGATCTTGGTCTGAGTGCGCTAAACCCGGCATAGCCAAAACATTGACTAATATGCCGCTTGTAATACAACGTACAGCTGTTACTACATTTACTGTAAAACAGTTTACGTATCAAGATAGGCGAGTTGGTGATGATACAACTAACCCATTACCTAGCTTTGTAGGTAAACGTATTAACAAAGTATTGTTTTTCCGTAACAGGCTAGCACTGCTGTCAGGTGAAAATGTCATAACCTCACGACCGGGAACCCTTGGTATACCTGACTTCTTTGTAGAATCAGCACTTACAACATCAGCAAGTGACCCGATTGATATATCTGCTGCATCTATGTTTCCGTCAGAACTATTTGATGGTATCGAAATCAATACAGGTTTGCTTGTGTTTAGTACAAACCAACAGTTTTTGTTAGCATCTGATGACACAGTTCTGAATCCAGATACAGCTAAACTGCGTAGTGTAGCAACATTTAATTATAATGAAACCATACCTCCTATATCTCTAGGTACAACTGTTGCCTATATAGATAACTCAGGTAAGTTTAGCCGCTTCAATGAAATGGCAAACGTACAGAGAGAAGGAGAACCAAACGTGGTAGAGGTAAGTAAGATTGTACCTACTCTTCTACCAAAAGATATAGACCTAATTACTAACTCTAGAGAAAACTCTATAGTATTGATGGGCAAAACAAACTCAGATATAGTCTTTGGTTATAAGTATTTACAGATAGCCAATAAACGACAACAGGCTGCATGGTTTAGATGGAAGCTTAACAATCCTCTAATATATCATTTTATTATTAATGATGAGTACTTCTTTCTAGATAGTGACTATTATTTACAGAGTATAAAATTAGTGCAGGCTGATTCAGACCCTAGCATAGTACAAGATAATGTCGACTTCTTATTACATGTGGATAATCATACTACTGTTAGCGGCGGCAGCTTTAACGCAACTACGAATATAACTACCTTTACTGGTGTTAGTTGGCTAAATACAGTTACCACGCCTAACTATGATTTAGTAGTAATTGATACAAACACATCATCTACACGAGTTGGACGGTACGCAAAACCTACAGTATCAGGTACAAGTTTTACTTTACCGGGTAACTGGTCAGGTGTGACACTTACAATAGGTTACATCTACGACTACGAGGTTACATTTCCTACCTTCTATCCTACAAAAGGTCAAGGAGAAAAGGTATCTGCCGATGTCAACTCATCTCTAATTCTACATAGAGTTAAAATACACTTTGGAAAGATTGGACTTTATGAAACAACACTTGAACGAGTCGGTAAACCTGACTACACAGAAGTATACGAATCAACAGAACTGGACGAGTACAACGCATCTGATGCACCATATCTCGAAGAGTTTATCAAAACTATCCCAATCTACGAACGTAATACAAACGTAGATTTAAAGCTCAAATCTTCACACCCTGCCCCAGCTACGCTACATGCGTTGTCTTGGGAAGGAGACTATTCACCCAAATTTTATCAACGTGTCTAATTATATACACCCAATCACATTGGAGGCTGCTCAGGAAGTGGCCTCTAATCTCCGTCCAGATGACCACAGAGAGGTCAAAGAAGGCCATGGGATAGATCCTACCACCTTACCCTTTCTAATGTCTCAGAATCCCTCCTACGTGTATTTCACAGTGCCTGACGGCAAGACTGCTGGCATGGCCGGAGTAGGACAAGAAGGTGACATATGGATGCTTTGCACTCCAGATATACACCGATACCCAATTACATTTGCAAGAGAGGCCAAACGGTATGTCGATAGCCGTACTGAGCCACTCCTCTGGAATATAGTTGACAGTAGAAACAAAGCACATCTTAGACTGCTAAAGTTTCTAGGTTTCAAGTTTTTACGTAAGTTAAAACATGGGCCAAACAATGTAACATTTATTGAATTTTGCCGTGTGCGTAGACGCTAACGCTGGAGCTAGGGCACAAGCCAGAGCCGAAGCTCAAAAACAAGACGCTCTTCACAGACAAAGAGCATTATCATTTTGGAATAGAGAAACACAGTTTGCACGTAACTTAGATAGATCAGTTATAGGCTTGAGTCGTGACCAAAGCGACATCAGACAGAATATAAACTACCAGATAGGTGCTGGTAGGTTAGCTCAACAAAAAGCCTATGCTAAATATTTAAGTACTAAAAGAGCAAACGAAGGTGGTAGAGCCAGATCATTTGGAAGATCTGCACTAACTAAATACTTACAAACAAAAGCAGGCATTGAAGGTGTAGTAAATACTGTAGTCGGCAGACAGGCCGCACAGAAACAAACCACAGCTATGCGTAACTTTAGAACTTTTCAAGCAAGAGCTAGAGAGAAACTAGGATTACCCGCACAGCCGCCACCACCAGTAATGCTGCCACCATCAAACAGACTTGGAGGTGCATTGTCCCTTGCTCAAAGTGGACTAAGTATTGCAGCAAGTGCTAAGTATCTTTTTGCTCTATCTGATATAAGAGTAAAAGAAAATGTAGTAGAAGTAGGTGTATCACCACAAGGCTACAAAATATATGAATTTAACTACAAAGGCGGTAACGTACGATTCCGTGGAGCTATGGCTCAAGATGTAGTTAAGAAGAATCCTATGGCTGTAGGTATAGATCAAAACTATCTAACTGTTGACTACAGTAAAATAGACGTTGACATGGAGGTAGTAAATGTCGGAGTTTAATAGACAGCTTGGAGTGGCTCGTGATGCGTTTACGAGCTCCTCTAAATCCAACTATGGATCTGAAGAAGCTGATCTTACAGATGCTATAATTAAGAATCAAGAAACTATTGATATGCCTAACACTGTGGCATTTTTTAACAGTGTTAAGGAGTATGAAAGAGTAAAAGATAAAGGTAGCTTTCTCAATACTATGAAGCAAGTTGCCGGAGTCTTTTCAGCAGCAGCTCAATTTAAAAAAGTATCTGAGGCAGTAGAAAAAGAAAACGAAGGCTTTGACTTTATGCTTGGTCAAGCTGGTGAAGTTAAGAGCGAAGTTGTAGAACAATTCAATGCTCAAGAAAAACAGCTTGAATTTGAAAGAAAAGATGCTGACTTTGAGTTAACGAAAGAAGCTCAGACACAAACTGGTGAAGATCAGAGAAACACTAATGAAGCTGCGTACAACTTACTACATACAAATATAGAAGGTGCTAATATAAAAAAAGTTGCATCTTCTATAGGAGATCAGTTTAAACCTGTGTTGGGTAATACGATGGCTGGTAAAGGTCTTGATGGTATTACTACTACAGGCGAAGCTTTTGATGAAATAGATAAAGGTGTAAAAACTCTACTAGGTGCAGCTCTTTATGAAGCTTTGGAAAACAATATTGATATTTCAAACGAGCGTACTCTTAGAAGATATATAAAAAGAATTACACCAAAGCTTATGGAGGCTAGATCAGGTCTTCGAGCTAAGTGGGCTGCTAATCAAGAGGTAAAACTAGAAAACGCTAGAAACGCTCAACTAAACTCTGACATACGAGAAGCTGTTATTAATAATGACGCTGATGCTATATTTAGCACAAATGGTTTACTTGATAAAATCAGAGCAACAAAGTTTGGTAATGCTCCCGGATCTTATCCACTAGCGTTTCAGTATTTAGAAGACCAGATTATATCTGACATTCAGAAAGATGCGTTTTCTGGTGGCGAAGGCACATTAGTTAGTCCTGATAACATAAGTAAGCTTTTGGATGAGGCTAAGATTGTAATAAAAGGTAAAGAGTATAATGGTCTGCTCAATGTACCTGACAATATTGTCTCTAAACAACTCAAAGAAAGATTTGAAAGACGTGTTACAGGTGCTATAGCAGCTGTACAAACTGAGGCTGCAAACGAGTTAGACCAGCGTAAGGCTAATCTAAGAAATTCATGGGATAAAGAAAATATATATGATGAAATAGCTAAATTAAGAAACAATCCTGTAAAATTAGCAGAGTTTCTTGATGAGTCAAATTTGGTTATTTTAAAATCTAAATGGATTGCTTACGCTCGTAACCAAGTTGACGGTGACGGTACACTATTATATGATGTGACAATAGAAGGTCAACCAAAGCTTACCGATGGTTTAAATAAGTTTTTAGCTAAAGCTGATACAGGTAAGAATGATATACAAGTCAATCAAAAAGCTAAATATCAAGATATAATAAATGAGTTCCATGAGAATGATATAAAAAGTGCAGTTAAACAGCATTTATTTGGTGATAAAGGAAAAGATAATAAGTTAACTGGTGCAGACAATCAGATATTTAGACGCATGAAAGCTGACTTTGATAGAGAGTTTCTTAAATCGTTACCAATCTTAGAAAAAAAATTATCAACTTTAGACCCGAATGATAATGAAGAATACACTATTACCGAACATATGTCGGGTATTTATAATACAGTTAAAGAGAATCTAGATAACAATGTCTATGATGCACCTTTAAATATAGGTGGTAGTGTAAGTATACCATTACTAAATGCTAAGAAAGAGTTTGTACAATCGTACATAGATGATGAGGGGCTGAAAGATGCAACAGAAGTTACAAACCTAGCCGAGAAAAATAACTTTGAAAGAGCAAAAGCTTGGAGAGATAGTGGTGGAGATATGAATAAGGATGTTATCAGTTTCTATGATGACGTACCTATGTTCACAATGGTCAATGGTAAAAAAGTACCAATGACTAGCTTACAAAAGTTTTTGTATAGAGCTAGAGCTATAAACTATTTAACAACTGACGAGTCTGCTACTATTGCTAAGTGGGATGAGACTATGGAGTTTTATACAGAAGATGATAGAATATCTTTACTCAACAAACCTACTGAGGGTAAGTTCTTACAAATTAGTGCAGAATCACTACCAACATTAACTGAGGCAGCTAAGGCTATGAGAGCTGGGCCTAATAATACATTTGATAGTATAGAGTCACCTAAGCTAGTAGCCCAGTCTAAAGGTAAGACACCTAGACAACTATCTAGATTACCAAAGGTTAAATCTTTACAACAGATGACTAAGGCAGATCTAGAAAATGCTGTTTATAATCTTGATGCTACTAATATAGGCTACTATGGTTTTGGTGGTTTTGAAGCGTTGGACTTATTACAACAGCTAGGCGTTAAAGATGATGAAAAGATATCAGAAAATCTACAGACAGCTATGCGTATGTTAAAGTTGCAGAACAATATTACTAGACGTAAGAGGGCTATAGCTGGACTTACTGTTGTAAATAGTGATGCAGCTTGGGTAGAAGCTACAGGATTTACATATGAGGAAAATCAAGCTATTAAAAAAGTATTTCCTTTATTAGAAGGTTATGAAATGACTAACTTTGACAAACTACAAAGTCAAGTTGCAAAGGTATTTATAACAGATCTTGAAAAGTATGGCACTGATAATCTATTCAAAGCTGGTTACAGAGTTGTTACTGGTGTACCTAAGAGACAAGAGATAGATGAGATTGTAGAAAAAGAACGTATACCTGATCCAGAACCAGAAGAAAGAGATCCTAATTTAACCAGTCGAGGAACTAGAAACAGATGATAGAAGAATCAAACTATGGTGATGCTTACTCTTTAGATATCGAAGCTTCTAAGGCTGCCGTAGAAAAATACGGTGAGTTTATAGATGAATACGAAAAGAAAGAGCAAGCAGAACAAGCTGTAGAAGCAGAAAAAACAGCGGAGCAAAAGCAGAGGGTTGATGAACAGGTTGACCCTCGTAACGCCGATTCATGGGGTGCTAAAGCTTTTATAAAAGAAGGGCAGTCTATTCTATCTGGTGGTATACAAGATACTGCGTCTTCGATTGCAACATTTCC